TGACAGTAAAATTGGCACCGCCGGTTTTGCATACATCGCGATTTCCCCTAGTGGTGCTCGCGATGCTCCCCAGCTATTTGTTACTGGGGCGGCATATAACGGCACTACAGTGGCTATTACTTCGACGGTTGCGGGGTTTTTCGCTACGGGGTTGAGTCCGATTTCCGTCTCTAATCTCCCATACTCTGTCGATAATTTAACGGTTAGATCAGCGGAGGATTCCCAAGAAGTTGCGTGTCGAGTAGTTTCTGCAGGTGTCGCTGTCCAGTACACTGGCACGGCGTTGAACCAATCAGGCATGGCGTATATGTACCGTGATCCGGCGCATAAGAACGTGAGCTTGACGCCAGGAACGCTCACTAACAACACTATTCAATCGTTATCCGGCAACCCACTCACTACCATTTGTAATTTCACTCGCGATCGCTGCAGTGTTTCAGATTTCGCTAGTAATCCCGATGAGATGAACTTTTTATCAAGAAGTGAATCGCTCGGGACGAACACGCTTAATCACAGGACACTTTTGACTTACCCGTTTTGCGGCGGTGAAGGTGATTTGTCTAATACAAACAACTTGGTGAGTACACTCACTCAAACTACTTCTAGCGGTACCACTTATTTAGTCGGAGCCCCCACCACTATCATTTGCGTTACTGGCCAGGCTGGTCAGGATTTTCACGTAGAATATGTCGTTCACGTGGAGTACGTTGGCAATATTGCTGCTGCTTCATATACGGCCACGGATAGTGATGTACAGGGTTCTGGTATGGTGCTAGAAGCAGCGAACATGATTCAACAGCGTAAGACGGCGAAGCCTGATGCTAGCAGTTGGTCGCTCATGTATGAGGGTTTATCATATGCCGCCAAGAAATCAGCGCCAATCTTAATACCATTGGCTGAGAAAGCTTTGATGTCATTATTGGCATAATTAGAACTCGTTTTTAGGGTGCTGGCTTAGGATCCGGCGCCCGTATTTGGATCCTTAACACCCCTTAGGGGTGTGATCGTAGCCTGGAAATAGTCCAGAAGTTTAACGAACTTCCGATGGCGAGTTGGTTTATAGTTAAAATGTTTATATTTGTATCTATCCGCTTAGTGCGGCCAGGGGGCGTTCGGAGAAAAGGGTTGGTGACCCATTCTCCTTGCGTCTTTCTATATATTTATTTGTTTCTGTTCATTTATATAGTATTTAGCGATTAATCATTTACTTAACTATCTTTATTTATTTGTATTTTAGTAGTTTTATAGCAAACATTATTACATTTATTTATTGTTGTGTCCTGGGAACAGGCGTAGTTTTGTCACCCCTGCAGCCCAGATATGGCCAGGGGATGGACCGCGTCTCTTTCTAGGTATTTTAAAAACTCCCCGTTCCGGGGTAGCCCAAACAGGCTAATATTGTTCGAGTCATCGACGTCAATCCTCATCCGAGGTGAAGGAGTTTACGGAGTCGCTGTCGCACGCAAGCTAGGGGGATACCTTAGTAGTTTGCGGTTTGTCGCGGCCTTGCAGCCGATGCAGGGCCTTAGGTTTTAATAGAGCTTATAGGCAATTTAGTGTCCACCAATGGTGGATATGGAGAAATCCATAATAGTAGTTCTTGCCGTGCGGGACGCACCTAATACCGCATTTCAGATAATAAACAATCTCAACACTCCCGGAGAGTCGTTTTATAGACAATGGTCATGAGAAACCATTGTCCACATTTTATGTATGGCCCTTTAATGTGGGCTGACCGACCCGTCAACAAGCGGGAAGAAACCTTTCGTCGGGGTGGATATTTACTTAGGTTAATGGCCAGAAAGTGTGTAAACGAGCGGATGTAGTAAACGTGTGCTTAGGTCGTAAAGGGCCCCGCGTTTATTATAACTGTCTCGGTAAAGCATGAGCTGTGGGATCTCGTTCCCGCAGTAGCCAGTATTCAGTCCCGATTTTTATCGGTTAAACAACTACCGTGCATCTAAGCTCATCCGTAGCTGTGGTCTCCGTAATATGAAAAAGCAATGCCTCCGGGGTTTTGGTGCACACTCGTGCATCCTTGCTGGTTCATAATTGGCCGCAGCATGAAGGTGAGACAATTTTTAGGTCCACGTCCCATCCGCCATCATCAGCGAGATGGGGGCGTAGCAAAAGATAACGTGTTTATGAGAGTTACCGGTGCTCGATACCACAAGTAGCGGCAACTAGTGGGTTACATAACCTGTAAGGAGGCCAAGTCCGCGCCAGGAGGCGCACGGATCCTCCGTGTACAAAAGCACATCCATTACAGGTTAAGAATATCGACCAAACCGGGGCGAAAAGATGAACGCAGAGTCGAATATCATGCAGTGTAAAGAGAAAATGTGAAAAGTAAAGTAAGAAATTTAAATAATTCACTGGTACTACTTTCATTACAACAAAAACCCCCCCCACCACAACAAAAGCGAACCCTTTAGAAAGAATTGGGCTGAAGAAAACTGCAAATAACAAGCCTGGCACGGCTCGACCTAGTGCAAATCCGGGGGTTTACGATGACGCGACCCCTGAAGACCTCATCGCGTGTGGCGTGAGGAAGAAACAGAAACGCGTTCGGTTTTTGGAACCAACGCAAAACAACCGCAATCCGCTAGACGATTCTTTTTCCTTTTTAGATCCGTTAATCAAATACAAGAAATATCGCGCGCGGAGAGCAAAAGGGACTCTTTTAGGGAAGATGGATGCAAAGGTCTTCTCTAAAATGGTAGTCAAGAAGAGCGCACGTCGGGTGGACAGATCTCGGGATATTATCTCGGATTTTTTGACTTCGGGGTTTGATGACAACCTCGAGGTTTACGGCGGTGTTGGTATCAAAAATTTTGTCGAAGCGATAGACGGCAATTTTCCCGATGCTAATCAAAGGGCAGCTGAAGCTGAAATTAGCCCTTCCCTCGTTGAGGGTTTATCAGTGACACACGGTAGAGGTTTTGAACCTCCCAAGCGTCCAGAGACTCCGGTGGCTCGAGATCCACCGGTTTTAAGCGGATCTCAAAAAGGCGGTATGTTTTCCGTGCTCGGGGATTCTGAAGATGATAGTTTTGAAGAGTCTGGTTTTGAAGGCGACAGTGACGAC